TTCGCGTTCGGAAAGCCCTGATGGAATACGCATTATTTATTGATCGCTAGGTTTTCATGGTCAGCAATATAACTTGCCGCTTTAGGCCCCGTCAAATTGCCGGCTTCTTTAGGGTTGATGCCAACCGGCTCACCGGCTACAGACCTAAACATACCACCTTTGGTAATGGATGACATATTCATGCCCCCTGCCCCACCCCAAATCACCGCATCACCCGGACGCTGCTCTCTTGGCTGCTCAACAGGCTTCTCGTTGTTTCTGGTGTAATAGCCGGCTTGGTTCTCGCCTTCTTTAGCCGTCTTAATGTTAGTCATTTTGTAATCCATCGCAAGCTGCTTCGCTTTCGTATCAATGCCCTTGGTACGTTCTGACTTGACACCAGGCGCACGTAAATGCACGCGCATAACATTTGCCTCACAATTATCAACAAAACAAGCCGCAATATCGCTTTCAAAGTAGCCATGTGTCGGACACTTATAATCCTTTAACATCATCATCTTCCCCTTAGTTGTTCATCCAAAGTCTTACCAGAATAATCTCTTGGGTTTTTTGGGCTGATCTCCAAACGTATCTTTCCATTCTCTACAACAATCTTGTTGCTTCTTACTAAAACAGGCTTAGGCTGCTCTCGATATTCCACAAACCGCGTGCGATCACGGTTCTGCATTACCCTAATCTCACCATTTTTCCAAGCATGGTAGGCCTTTGACAGCCGTATCTGGCTGCGCTCAGTCATGGTGTGGCCACGATAGAAAATGTCAATCAAGGTTTTCTTAGTCAACCCGGCTAGTTCAGCAAACAAAGAAATACTAATACCGCGATCTTGGTCATCAAAGAAACGCTTGAGCAATTGATGCAATTCAGCTTTAGGAATGACGGGGTTCAATTGTGTAACCTATTGATTGTAAATAGTTTAGGAATTGTCTCTCACCATACATACGGTCTACTTCTTCATCTGACACTTTCATCTTAATGTGCATATCACCGACAAGCTGTCGGGTCTGTGCATGATGCCCAACCAAGACTGTGTAATCAAAGTTGTCATGATAGATTGGGCCTACGTACTCAATACTAAAGTTCTTGGCTACGTTCTCAGGTGCGTACTTGATACCCCAGTCTTCAAGGGTAGGTTTCAATATAGCCGTGTATTGTGCATCCTCATTCCAGCTATGTATCTCTGTGGCATACCTGTGGATAAGTCCTTTTTCATTCAAGATGTTGAGTAGACGTTTACTGCGTAGGCTAAAGCCACCGTTCTGTACTACCCTGCGATCAGGGTGCATCACCCATCCGAATTGTAAAAGAAACTGATTACCCACAAGGCCACAATGGGAAGGAGCACCGATATAGTCATAGTCGTAATAATTTGATTTGAAGTTGTTGCCATTAAGAACCCATCCATCATCCTGCACCACCAAGCAATATTCAGTCTTAATGAATGACTGTAAGCAGTGCATCATAAAGGGGCTGTACTCCATGTAGTTTGTGTGCTCAATCCTTTTCCACTCAATGTCACTAGGCAAGTTTGCCGGCTTGTTATAGCTTAAGAGCAAGCCTCGGCTACCAGGTAGTTCCTGCATTGACTTTAAGATGCTAGGTATAGCCGTAGCACCAGTATTGTGACCGTATACAGATACGATGGTTAAGTCATTGTGATCCAAAGCCTATCCTCTTTAGATATGTTGATACGCCACGACTAGCGGCCATCTCGCCGGGTGTCATGTCCTCTTGCTTCTTGTTTAAGTCTTTAGTGATCTTAGCGGTAATCAATCTAGGGCCTACTTGTTCCGCATACGCGGCCGCTGCTAGGCCACAGGCAATCACACGGTCATCCTTGTTGCGGCCAGAGGCTTCAATACTGCCCATGTCTCTGACAATAGTTTTCATTTCATCAATCGTATCTTCGGAATAGATGTTCATCATCCCGCGTTCAAAGTAATCCTTCATGTAAGACAGCATCCGTTCTTTAGACTGCTGTGTGGTCAGCCAACCAATACTGTTACTCATGCCGCCCAAGGAATCATTCCTGCGCCAGATAAACTGTTGCATAGAGGAATACACGTCCATCAAGTTCTGACCTACTACCCCTCCAATGCTGGAGGCCTGACGCTTAAGATTACGCAGTTCATTGATGACAGCCTGACCTGGGCCATTAACCTCAAGGTTCAGAGTCGAGTTCTTGTAAGCACCGGCAAGGTGCGCGATCACCCAAGCAAACTGATAGGTGTTCATTTCTGAGGAAGCAAACTCCGCGACCTGTTCCATCCCATCGGCGTAGCATCGGAAGACTTGTATGCAGAAGCGGTCTGCCCAATCACTACTACCATAAGCAGGATCAGCACCAATGACGTAATAACCCTGTTCAACGGGTTCCTCCCAAACCTTAAGCGTAGCCAAACGCTCCGTACTCTTAACCACTTGGGTATCATGAAAGTAACTCCCCATCACATAACGATAGCTGTCATAGCTAATCTTCTTGGCAATCTTCATTGCGTCCGTACATCTAGCATTTGAGAAGAAAGAAAGACCAGTCATCACAAAGGCATAGTCTTCTGTAGGAGGAAACTCTTGATACATCAGAGCATCATCTTTCATGCCTTCGGCTAACTTCCAACGCCACCAAGCCATTTGACGGGAAGTGATCTCAAAGTCGTATAGCTTCTTGATCTCTTTCGTCCATTCCTTTTCCTCGGGATTGAGTTTGCCATCCCAATAGACGCGGTACACATCGCTGTCAGGAGATGCGGAGTAGAACTCATTCCTCCACCAACCACAGAAAATGGCTTTCTGCGTTCTAGCTCGTTTAGCAGTAGTGTACATGTCATGAAACATATTGAAGCCACGAGCAGTAGATTCAAAGATATACAACCGATCAGGATTAGTCTCTGCGAGAGAGGCCAGCAAAGAGGCTAGGCCTTCTTCATCACCCCAAGAACTTGTCTCAGTACCATGCAAGAAAGTAATGCCCTTACCACGCCCTAGAGAGCCTTTAGCACGGGTTCCTGCAACCTGGTAAAAGATACGACTACGGTTCTTGAGAGATAAGCTGTTTCTGTTATGAGCAAGCTGGGGAATCTTAAACTCTTTAGGCAAGCCATCCATGTACGCACCCAGCGTACCCCTAAACATATCCCGGTTTTCCTCACTGTCTGTCACCAACGTGCCACCCAAACCATTGTGAGTAAAGTGCCAGTACAGGTCTAACGCTAGGGAGATAGTTGTAATACCTAACTGTCTACCTTTGAGAATGACAAAGAAATGAATGTCTTGTTCTAAGCCGCTAGCAATCTCATCCATGACATAGGTCTGCGTACCCAACAACCTATCCATCTTCCTGAGACCCTTTTCCTTAGTCTCAATCTTTAGCTGTGAACAGAAGTTGTAGAACTGTTGCAAATTGAACTTCATTTCTTACCCCAGTTGTCTACATCCCAATTCGATATGACAGCCATTACCGTTTTATCCTTGGCACAACCAATCAATTCCTTCACCATGATCGGGTCATACTTGGCTTGCCAATCCTGTACTAGCTGCAACTTCTGCACCCTAGTCCTACAACGTATTGCCCTATTCATCTCTATCGCATATCTGCGCCTAGACTCTTTTAGGCCGTCCTCCATACCCTGATACCACCCTCAACCTTACGGGCTACCAGTGTATACCCCAACCTCTTACCAGCCCTCGTATTCATATTACAAACATTATGAATACTCTTGCCCTCTACCAAGAAACTATCACCTACCTCTAACTCAGCATACGGGTAACTATTTACCCTAGGTATTGGTATGTCCTTCTCTATCTGCATATTCCCTCCTTCAACATAGTACGCAATGTAACACGTACAGGAAAATAGTAAAAATTTTATGGGGGATAGCCTGTTGGGGGTCACGCTCACTAGGGGGGCCTACCCCATTCACTCGGTCATCGTAGTAGGTCTACGCATCTACGCAGTCAGAACCCTGCCCAAACGCCCGAGAACAGGCCTAGAATCAACGATCGAGGGAAAGGAGGGAGTAGGTATTCTTTCAGTCTTATTGCCCATCTGAGAACCCCTAATCCTAATCTACTATTTAAAAGTTATATAACCAGTAATCTAGATTATATATATATATAAAATATTTTAGATTTATAGAATAAAAGTATTGCGTTAACTTAGTAAACTATGTATTCTATCTTCACTGACTGCAATCCTAGCGGTCTACTACCAGGAGCACTATCATGAATAAGCAAACTTTGTTTCACATCAAAACAGCTTTTGACGTTGTGTGTATCGCAGTTGGGTTTACCTCTCCGCTAATCATCATCGTTGCGATGATGGGTCATCACTAATCAGCGAAACCGCAGCCGGACGGCATCCGGCATCAACTTATCCTAGAGTTGACTAACAGGGAGCTCACATTATGAATTTGTCTCAAGCCCGTGCCATTGCCGGCACACTAGGCAATCCATCTAAAATGCCAGACCTGGCGTACGGTATTTC